CGTGCGACAGTTTTGAAATTGTTCTGTCGCCCGATAGCGACAGAACGAATGAACGGCGACAGTTTGATATTGCGTTGAAAAATATGAGCTTTGTCAGAGCGCGGCAGGATTGAGCCGATTTGCAACTGTCGCCCTGTTTTTGCTTGACTTGGTTGAAACTGGTTAAGGCTGGCTCGCTGAGCTGTCCACGTCCGGCGCGGCGGAACCCGGCGAGTAGATGCTGGTCGGTTTGACTTTGCCATAATAGAAGCGGCTCTCGGGATGGGAGATTTTGACGGGCAGTCTTTCAAGCTGGCCGTTCATCACATCCTGAAACACCGCGCCGATGACCGAGTCAGGATCATAGGCCAGCATCTCCCCGGTGCTCAAATGAATGATGGAGCAGGGGTTAGCGCAAGATGCATCGTAGAGCGGCATGCCCATGCCATTTACAGCCCAAACCATAAACTGGCCTTTTTGGTACAACTCGCCGACATATTTAAAGCCATGGACCTTGGCAGCGCCCTCTCCCGGTTCAGTCTCACCTGTATAGTAGTACACATCGCCGATCTTCTGCTGGTAATTGTGCGTTACCAACGGGGGTGCCGGTGATGGATCTGCAGTCGGGCTGGGCGTTGGCGTTGGATCGCTGGTCGCTACGGGTGCAGGGCTTTCGGCAGCCGCAGCTTGCTGGGCTTTGTATGAGGGCCTGGTCGGTACGATGACCATCGCGATGGCGAAACCTATGGCCCCGGATATCAATAGGCGCCGAGCCAATATTCGTTTTGGCTTAAATTTCTCGATCGGCAGAAACATCACCAGCCCAGCGATCAAGGCCAGTATGCTCGCAAGACTGAAGAGTGCGATTAGACCGTCCATTTTTCGCTCACATCTTCCTGAACACGCCGACGACGCGGCCTAGCAGCTGCAGTTCGCCGTCATAAGCGATATTCTCGCTGACGTTGGGATTGTCGGACATGATGCGCATGCCGCCATCGTTGGTCGGCCGCAGGCGTTTGATCATCCCCATGCCGCAATAGGTGCAGGCCCAGATCCGATCGGCCATTGTCATCACCTGCACCGAGCAGTCGATGAGCAGCGTATCGCTGTCGAGCAGCGTCGGAAACATCGAGTCACCGACGCCCTGGACGAACATCAGCTTGTCGGGCGCGGCATGGGTGTACTGGCGCACCCAATCGCGCGGGAAGTGGCGCACATTCTCGGTCACCGGCACATCAAGGAACGTCGCACCCATGCCGAAGCCCAGGTCGAGCTGGGGTATCGGAATGAGGCCCAGCTCATCTGCCATCGCTTCGAACGACGGCGCGGGCACATAGCCTTCGCTGGGATCGTCGCCATCGCCCATCAAATAGGCTGGCGAGGTGCCAAGTTCGCGGGCGATCTTGTGAAGGTGTTTAGAGCCAGCCTGCTCTCCTGTCGCCAGACGCGTGATTGTTGGCTGCTGGACGCCGACCCGGCGCGCCAGCTCCGCATGGGTAAATCCAGCCTTTTGAATGAGCTGAGACAGCCGAAATTTATCAATCCGATGATCTGACACGACCTCCATATAATACGGTCTCGTATTGAGGGAATTAGCGTTTGCGTATTGACGGCTAATACGAAAACGTATTAGAAGGGACAAATGAAGTCCCCCAGTCCCCTCGAAGCGCTCGTGACCGCATGCGACATTTATGGCTCTGAGAACGCCATGGCTGTCGATTTAGGCGTCAGCCAACCAACTGTCTGGCGCTGGATCAACCAATCCAAATCCCGGCGCCTGCCGGCTGAGTACGTGCTGCGCGTTGAAGCCGCCACGGGCGTCTCCCGCCACCTGCTGCGCCCCGACATCTACCCTGAAGATACCCCCCGTGGCCGTCGTGCCGCGGCAAAGAGGAATGATAAATGAGTGACGCGGAAGTCAGCCTGCAGGCCACGGGCGAGGTGGGTCAATCACCTCAATCGCACGGTCATCAACACCATACAGAGTCCAAAGCTCAGGAAATCCTTCACGGACCGCAATCGCTGCTTCCCCTACCCGACCAAGAAACGGGCCGCGATATGGGTCCAGCGGCCCCCGAGGAGAAAGCTCCTTCTCAGGGGTTGTCAGATTGTACAGCGCCATCTGCCGAAGAAGAAGCTGAGCGCCGCGCACATGACGCCATGCATGAAGCAATACGCCAATCCGATCGGGAAGAGATAATTTATCTATCCGAGAAAGACGCTGTTTATAAGGCAAGGATAGAAGATCTTGTACAGACACTTCGTGATCCAGATTTTCACATGGACTGTGACCTTCGGATATTTTTTCGGCAACAGCTAGCACGACTAGAGCATCATATTTTTCAAGACGCGCTAGCCACCAAGCGGCATCAATTTTTGCCTGCTGTTCATATTTGCTCAGATCCATTGTGCCAGGCCCTTCATCGGGCTGCGGAGAATCACCGCAGCGAGAAACTTCGCCCTGCTGATACCGCAGCAAAACGCGATGCGCACCGTTCAAACGGCGCAAGCTAATGAACATCGAGCCCCGCGTTACTGTCGGCAAATACTTGACCATGCTGGCAATCATGGCTGGCTTTTACATCATTACTGCCGGTGCTTGTGCCGTCGCGCCGGGACACTGATGATCACCCCTCTATTTGTACGAAAGTGGACGTATGCCGTTAAGTGAAAAAGTGGTGACCGCGCAGGCCTTCTCGCTACCTGGCCCCATGATCGTGGACGGTTGCCGGTTGGATGCCATGGTGATGGGGCCTGCAGGCGAGATGGTTCGCCCGCATCTGGTGGTGATCATCACGCCTGCGGAGTTGGCTGGTCCTTTCGTCCCTTTCTCGATGCCAGAGCATGTTGATGCCAACTTCCGCGCGATCGCGGAAACCATGCGCGACGTGCTGGGCGGTGGCCGATGAGCCGCGCCAAAACCACCGCCATGACCGCGTCAATCCTGCCTATCCGCAAGATCGATGCATCAGATCGGCTGCGCCCGGTCGATATGGCCAAGGTCCAGTTGATCGCTGAGGGCATCCTGGCTTGGCGCGCAGGCGGCAATGAGGGCATCCCGGCGCCGATAACGGTTCGCTCGCTGGGCGAGGATTGCTGGAAGCTGGTCGCGGGTGCGCATCGCCTCGCTGCATGCGAGCTGCTGGGCGATCATGAGATCGATGCGATCGTACGCGACCTGGATGATCTCCAGGCACGGCTCATGGAGATCGATGAGAACCTGTGTCGCAATGAGCTGAATGCGCTCGATCGCGCAGCTTTCCTGACCGAGCGTGACCGTATCTGGCGCGAGATGTATCCCGAGAAGGATGGCCGCAAGGGCAGCGCCAAGGCGCGCTGGCACAGCGTCGAAGAAAGCGAAACGTTTTCGTTTGCATCCGATGCCGCCGATAAGGTGGGGCTATCGCAACGCTCGATCCAGATGGATGTGAAGCTGTTCCGCATGCTTTCGCTCACCCCTGACGTGATCGAGCTGGTACGTGGGACGTGGCTAGAGGATCACCAGGGCCAGCTGAAGGCGCTGGCGCGCGTGCCCGGCGCCGATCGCGCGGAAGCGCTGGCCCTCATGCTACGCGAGGACAATCCGGCCAAGAACGTGGCCAGCGCCATTGCCGAGATGCGCGGGCTGGTAGCAGCGCCAGTATCGCCCGATGAGAAATCCTTCGCGGCGCTGGTATCGCAGTGGACGCGGGCGTCGGCGAAGGCGCGCGGGCGGTTCCTGGACCATCTGCATTCGGCGGGTGCGCTCGACGACTATACGCTGGGCGCTGAGGGCTGATGCCAGTGGCCCGCCCCCGCGACACACGCACATTGGACCTGTTTGCCGACTGGCAGCCCCCAGAGGTGGTCCAGCGTTTTGACGACACGCGGGTGCGGGCAGCCAATTTACGCCAGAAGATCGCGATGGGCGTGGCGGAGACGCTGAAGGGCGCGGAAATCGACCGCGATGCCATCGCCGAGGCCATGGGCGCCTGGCTGGGCGAGGAAGTCAGCAAGAACCTGCTGGATGCCTATGCCAGCCAGGCGCGCGAGGATCATGTCATCTCGCTGCTGCGGCTGATCGCACTGATCCATGCCACGGGCGATCTGCGCATCCTGCAGATGATCGCCGAGATTTTTGGCCATTCGGTGGTCGAAGACCGCCACCTGCCATGGATCGATTACGGGCGACTTTCCGAACACAGCGATGAGGTGGCCACCTTGCGGTCTGCTGCCTTGCGCAAGGCAAAGGCGGGGCAACGGCTATGACATTACCCCTTTCGACACAGGCCGAGCGCTGGCGTCAGCATGCCGCCGCTTTCGCGATGGCACAGCAGCTGGGCATCACGCCGCGCGAGGCTGAGGAAAAGCTGCGGCATGAAGCGGCGATGGAGCGGTCACGCGAGGCCAGTAAGCGGTTGGCGGCGAAGATGTCGGCGCCGATCGGCGCCATCGCCGCGCCGGCTGAGCCGGGTGAGCGCCCCACGAGCTGGTGGCTGAGGGATTGAGCCCGATGAAGCAATGGTTCACCGCCGCTGAATTGGCCGCCATGACGCTGCCGGGGATGCCGAGCAATCGCACGGCTTTGCTGCGCTTTTCCGAGCGCATGGGCTGGAACGATCCCGACCGCGCGTGGGATGCGGCGAGCAACCCAAAAGGGATTTGGCGCAAGCGCACCGGGCGCGGCGGCGGGGTGGAATATCACCTGTCGCTGCTGGGTGCAGATGCGCAGGTCAAGGTGATGATCGTCTGCGGCGAGGCGGCTACCGGGACTGAACCGGCGCCAGCGCAGCGCGCGGCGCTGCAGAGCCAGCAGGACTGGGAATGGTACGATCGTCAGCCAGCCCAAGCCAAGGCCAAGGCAAAAGAGCGCGAGGATATGTTGCGCCAGGTCGAAGCCCTGGTCGACCATGGTCACACCCGCGATGTCGCGGTCGCACTGGTCAGTTCGATGGGCGAAAAGAAGGTTTCGCCGCGCTCGATATGGCGCTGGTTTTCAGCCGTAGCGGGGATTGACCGGCACAACTGGCTGCCGGCGCTGGCACCTGCGCATGCCGGTGGCGGCGCCGGTGCCGAGCTGGAGCCCGATGCCTGGGAATTGTTCAAGGCGGATTATCTGCGCCTGGAAGCGCCGACGCTGTCGGCCTGCTATCGTCGCCTGCAGCGCAGTGCAGAGCAGCATGGCTGGCAGCTGCCGCACGAGAAGACGATCGGCCGCAAGATCGAGCGCACGATCCACCGCACGGTGCTGGTGCTGGCACGCGAGGGCTTATCGGCCCTGAAGGCGACGATGCCGCCGATGAAGCGGGACCGGTCCCACTTTCATGCGCTGGAAGCGATCAACGGCGACGGTCACAAGTGGGATGTTTTCGTCAAGTTTCCCGATGGCACTATCGGGCGCCCGATGATGGTGGCGTTGCAGGATCTGTATTCAAACAAGATGCTGGCTTGGCGGTTCGACCGCAGCGAAAACAAGGATGCGATCCGGCTGGCACTGGGCGACGTGGTCGAACAGTTCGGCATTCCGGGCAAGATATACTTCGATAATACCCGCGCCTTTGCCAACAAGGCCCTGACTGCCGGCGCCAAATGGCGGTTCCGCTTCACGATCCGCGAGGAAGACCCGATCGGGCTGTGCGAGGCGATGGGGATCGGCGTGCATTTCACCCTGCCCTATTCGGGACAGTCGAAGCCGATCGAGCGGTCGTTTCGCGATATGGCCGGCGATATCGCCAAGCATCCGGCCTTTGCCGGGGCCTATGTCGGCAACAGCCCAATGGCCAAGCCGGAAAATTACGGCAACGCGGCGGTGCCATTCGATGATTTCGTGCGGATCGCGGGCCAGGAAATCCATGCCTGGAACGCCCGCGAGGGACGGCGCACCGATGTGGCTAAAGGCCGGTCGTTCGATGCGGTGTTTGCCGAGAGCTATGCGGCGAACGGCACGCTGATCCACCAGGCCAGCGAGGCGATGATGCGGCAATGGCGGCTGGCTGCCGAGGGGATCAGCGCACACCGCAAGGATGGCTCGGTCAAGATCCTGGACAACACATTCTGGGATGGGTGGCTGAGCCAGCATGCCGGCGAAAAGCTGATCGTGCGGTTCGATCCGCAGAACGTGCATGCCGGGGTGTCCATCTATGACACGGCGGAGCGGTATCTGGGCTTTGCACTGGTGATGGAAGCCAAGGGCTTCGACGATGTTGCCGCGGCCCGCGAACATGCCCGCCAGCGCGCGCTGCATATGCGCGCCGGCAAGGTCATGCTGGAAGCCGAGCGCTCGATGAGCGCGCTGCAGATGGCCAAGCTGCTGCCTGCGCCGCCGACCAGCGAACCGCCAGAGACCGAGCATGTCGTTATCCAGCATGTGTTCCGCACCAATGGATCGGCTGCGCTTGCGGCGATGGAAGTGACGGCGACCGAGCAGGCGCACGACCAGGACGCGTTCCTGGCAAGTTTCCAGAAGGGCCTGTCGCTGGTCGAGCGGGACGACAATTTCTGAGTTCAAAACCTATTTTTGAAGGGGGTACATGATGAGTGAAGCAGCAGTAATTCCGGCACCAGAAGAGCAAAAATCGCTATATAATGAGGATGATCTGCGGGCATCGGTGATGGCGCTTCATGCCGAGGGCATGACGTTTGCCGCGATGGCCAAGGAAGCCGGCATTGCGCCTGGCAGTTTCACCAACTGGAAAGGCGGAACCTATGACGCCCCCACCCACCGCATCGCCGGGCAGGTCAGCCAGTGGCTGGCATCACGCGCCGAACGGGCAGCGACGGTGGCCACGATCGCGGCGGCGCCGAAGTATATCGAGACGACGACTGCGCGGCAGGTCACTTCGCTGCTGACCTTTGCGCAAAGTGCACCCGATGTCGTGGTGATCTCCTGCGGCCCTGGCGTCGGCAAGACAACGGCGTCGGAGGAATATCAGCGCACGCATCCCAATGTTTACCTGATCACGGGCTGCCCATCGCTCAGCAGCGCACACAACATGCTGGCCGAATTAGCGATGGTACTGGGCGTCGAGGAAAAGCTCACGTCCAAGCTCAGCCGCGCGATCGGCATGAAGCTGAAGGGGCGGCAGGCCCTGATCATCGTCGATGAGGCGCAGCATCTGACAACGAATGCGCTGGAAGAGCTGCGCCGGTTTTACGATCTGTGGAATTGCGGGCTGGCGCTGGTCGGGCCTCCTTCAGTCTTCACCCGGATCGAGGGCAAGGGGCGCGACGGCAATCTGGCTCAGCTGTTCAGCCGGGTTGGCATGCGCATGAAGCAGGCGCGGCCACGGCCCGAGGATGTGACGTTGCTGGCTTCAGCCTGGGGCATCATCGATCCCAAGGTAATGCGCCTGGTCCAGAAGATCGCGATGCGTCCAGGCGCGCTGCGGGTGCTGACCAAGACGCTGAAGCTCGCCTCGATCGTAGCCGCCGGTGACGGCAGCGATGCGCTGAGCGAGGCGTCGATCACCAAGGCCTTCAACCAGCTGGGCGATGCCCTGGTCGCGTAAGGAGAAGTATCGTGGTTGGTACCCCAAGAGAACAACAAGTCATGGATGCCTGGAAGGCTGGGCTTTCGATCGGCCAGATCGCGGCCCAGCTGGACCTGAGCTACAGCTATGTGAAGAACCGGGTTTGCGATGCGACCAGCAATGGTCCGAACCGGCAGTACATCGCGGCGATGAAGCGCAGCAGCGACATGCTGCGCGACCGCGTGCTGGCCGCGAGGGTGGCATTGTGAGAGCGCCAGAACCTGAGGAACGCCATTTCATTTTTGGCTCGCTGGCCCTGCTGAGCTTGATCGTATTCATCGTCGGCTTCTGGAGCGTGCTCTTTGCGTCCGTGGCGCGGCTGTGAAGCCGCTGTCGCGCAACGCCAGGAGCTTCATCCAGGGCGGGCTGGCCGGCGCCGCCTACGCCATTTTCATCGGTGGCTGCTGGGTTTTCGTCTTCTGGTGGAAGGGCCTGCTATGAAGCCACTATCCCCCGTGATGCGCGATCGCGCCGTCGATGCGCTGGCTTACGTGCAGCAGCAAACGTCGATGCCGTACTTTCCCGACACAGTCATCAATGGGCTGATCACACAACACGGCGCGACCCGTCGATACGCGAGCGGCACCTATGTTCTGCGCTGTGCGGGCATCGCGGTCAGCAGCACCGCCAACATGGATGGTCAGCTGCTGCAAGGCTGGCGGAGCGCCGCCGACCTTCGTCTTTCCGAACTGAAACTGGAGAATTTTGATGACTAAGACCAATATCCATCCCGGTGCTGTCGAGATCAGCGGCACCCATTATCTGCGCAATGCGCGCGGCGATCTGACGCCGGTTGCCAACGTCAAGGCCATGGACCTGCTGCAGGATGACATGGTGCGCAGCGCGATCGGCTATGCCGAGGATCTGTCGGCGGAGCTGGCGCGTTTCCAGTCGCATTCCTATGCCGACATCGCCGCCTTCGATGCGCTGCTCGACCAGGAATATGGGGTCAAGGCCAAGACTTCGACCAAGGGCAATCGCAGCTTCACCAGCTTCGACGGGTCGCTCCAGGTCAAGGTCTGCGTGGCCGACCAGATCGTGTTCGGGCCCGAGCTGCAGGCGGCAAAGAAGCTGCTGGATGAGCTGATCATCGAACGGGCCGAGGGCGCCGATCCACTGCTGGTGGCGCTGGTCACCCAGGCGTTCAAGACGGACAAGGAAGGCAAGGTCGATACCGGTTCGATCCTGGCACTGCGCCGGCTGGAAGTGAATGATGATCGGTGGGGCGACATCACCCGCGCGATCGACGACAGCGTCAAGGTGTTCGGGTCGAAGTCGTATCTGCGGTTTTACCGCAAGGGCGGCGATGGGCGGATGGAGATGATCCCGCTCGACCTGGCCGGCGTGTCGCCGAGCCCTGCGGCGTTTGCGCGGCAGAGTTTGCGGCGGCAGGTGGCGGAACTGCAGGCCGATCTGGTCGATATTGCTGCAGATCTTGGCGCATTCGAAATTAGCGGGCCAGATATTGATGGCCAATACTGGCTTGTCGTCCGCTGTACAGATGCGGAAACTGCCATCGTTATCAGATTGACGGGCGAAACTCGTCTGCGTCCAGCAGAAGCACACCTGATGCAGGGCTACCTTCAAACTGCGCTGACCCTCGCAAAAGGTGAACGCCCATGACGCTGGAAGCGCGCATCGTCATGATCGTGGGTGCCGACTGCCTGACACCGGTCGAGCGCGCCGCGATGATCCTGGCACAGCCTGAACTCAAGATCAGACAAATCCGCGTCGCCGTCATGACGGCCGTTGATGCGAAGCGGGCGCGGGAGGGTGGACATGGCCAAGTGTAGCATGCAGATCATGAGCGTGTTTGATCGCTGGCTCGCCGGACAGGCGCGCAAATTGGCGGTGGGCACTCCGGGTTTTGCCATCATCAGCGTAAACGATTTTCCCGTGGGTGCGCCGATCCATGAGGACGGATCGAGCACCTATGACCCCCGCAAGCCGCTCGCCTATTTTGCTGTCGAGCTTAGCAGCAAGGCGGCGATCGACGCGTGGAACGGCGTATCTGCGGAGTTTGACGGCGTGGTGGCAGAAGACCTTTCAGCAGGAGGCGATCATGGCCGCTCCGCAGCGTAACCGGCTGATCGGCGCGGTGCATGCCGCGAAGAAGGCCACCGATCTGGATGAGGACACCTATCGGGCGATGCTGGGGCGGCTGACGGGAAAGTCGTCGGCCAAGGATCTGTCGGAAGGCGAGTTGCGCCAGGTGCTGGATCACATGAACGGTGGCCGGGATCGCCGCAGCTTTGCGCCGCCAAAGACCACCAGCCCGACCGCGAAGAAAGCGCGGGCGCTGTGGATCTCTCTCCATGCCCTGGGCGGGATCGCAGACCCCTCTGAGAAGGCGTTGCGCGCCTGGGTGAAGCGCCAGCACCACGTCGATGATCTGGCCTTTGTGCGGCCATCGCAGAGCTTTGCGGTGATCGAGGGGCTGAAGCAGTGGTGCGTGCGACTCGGCGTGGATTGGGCAGCGCATGCCGATCCGCGCCGGTGCGTGATTGAACGGCAGATTTTCCTGATCGACGTAAAAAACGGCCGTGAAGCACGTTACGATGAACGCCTGCCGGGTGTGCGCGCTACCCTCGACAATCGCGATAGCCTCTATTTGGACAGCTTGATCACCATACTAGGCCGAGCCGTGCGTGGCGAACATGGCTGAGGCCGATCCCTCCTATCGCGATCGGTTCGGCTATCTGCCCGCGCCGCTGGTCATGCTGATCGAGACGGTGGGCGAGGATATCATGCTCAAGATCGTGTCCACGCTGGGCGGCACGCGGATTTCGTTGGGTCCGAAATCGCGGCGCAAATGTCCGCTGCTGGATGTCGTCGGCGGTCATGTCATCGGTGCGATCTTTGATCGTGCGGCGCGGGATGGCTTGCTGCGGATCGACATTCCGCGCATGGGCCGCACCCTCGAAATGCGCCGCCACATCCGGGTCTTGCGCCTGCGCGCGGAAGGCATCAAGATTGCCGATGTCGCGCTGATGCTGGGCATGACCGAGCGCAATGTCTATTACGTCCTGGCCGAGGATCGCGCCACGCCGGACCCGCGCCAGATGAGCCTTCCATTCTGAAAAGATTAGCCGTTCTGACCTGAAGCCTTTCAGCCATACAGCACCCTATCGCCCCATCTAGGGTGCGCCAGACCACCACATCAGGGGCCTGGCCTTGGGCGACAATTACTCCGCAGCTATCGATTTCGCGCTCAGCCACGAAGGTGGCTATGTCGACGATCCGCGCGATCCGGGCGGCGCCACCAATTTCGGCATCACGCTGGTGACGCTGCAGGACTTCGCGCATCGCTATGGGCTGGTCCATGATGGCCTCGACCTCGATGTCGACCATGATGGCCACATCGATGTGAACGATATCCGCAAGATGAGCCGCCCGTTCGCGGTGGCGTTCTACCGCGAATTCGTCTGGCTGCCGCAATGCCTGGACCAGGTGCTGGACGCCAAGGTCGCCGCCAAGCTGCTGGATGAGTCGATCAATCTGGGCCCCACGGGCATGGGCCGGATCTGCGGCAATGCGCTGGTCGCCAATGGCCAGCGTAGCGCGGTGCCGGGCCCGATCGGCGCGTCTACCGTCGCGCTCATCAACAAGGTCGATCCGGTGCGCCTGCTGATCTGGCTCAAGCGCGCCCTGGTCGTGAATTACGAGCGCATCGTCGAAGCGCGCCCCGCCTCCCAAACCTTCCTGAAGGGCTGGATAGCCCGCGCCAACGCTTGAAAGGACTGCCCAAATGAAGGGTTATCGTACCATCATCTTTTCCGCTCTCATGACCATGGCGGGCATGATCGGGTGGAAGGTCAGCCCCATCGCCGCCAACAACTGGGTCGATGTGTTCGTCGCCACCTGGGGAATCGGCGCGATCTTGCTGCGCCAGATCACCACCACGCCGGTGGGCAATCCGGCGATGTTGTCCGCGACTGCTTCAGCGCTGCTGAGCGATACCGACATGGCGGCGATCCGCAGCGATCTGCAGACGGTGCTGAGCCATGTCAGCATGACGCCGGTGCTGGCTGCGGCGACGGGCAACATCTCCGACAAATTCGACCTGATTGCCGCGGCCATCCAGGCGGCGGCGACCAGCAATGCTACAGTGGTCGTACCGGCTGTGGTGGCGCCCGCGCCGGTTGCGGTGGCGGCGCCTGCGCCAACGCCTGCACCCGCGCCAACGCCGCCCGTGCAGCCGGTTGCTGCCCCGGTGGCTGCGGCTGCGCCTGAATCTGTGGCTGCCCCTGTGCCGGCGGCGGCGACGATCGCACCATTCTCCGGCCTCTGATTTCATCCGAAGGAAACTGACGATATGACCCTTGCTGCCCTATCCTTTCGCCTTGCCGCCAGTACCATCACCCTGGCGGTGGACAGTGTTCGCGCGCGGCTTGAGCCGGTGCATTCGAACGATCCGGCCAGTCCGAACTACAGCTTTTCGAAGTACACGGCCTCGGCTGGTTTCGAGTTCACCATCACCAATCCCGATGCGTTCGATTTCCTGAAGCCTGGCGTGGTCTATGATTTGGTGATGGTGCCGCGTGATGGCGACTATGCCATCGCGCCGTATTCGAAGGTACCGCTGGCCGATGCGGCCCAGATCGTTGCGCCGCCGCTGCCACCTGTGCAGCCCGACGCGACCGCAGCTGCCGGCGCAGGCGGTACCGCCCAGGACTTGGCACCGCCGCCGCCTGCCGAGGCGCCGTCGGATGCACCCCAGGGCGATGCTGCCCCGGTTGCCGAGACTGCGCCCGCTGCGGTCCCGCCTGTCGATCCGGACGCCGTCGTCGCTGTGCCCCCGGTGCAGCCCGCGGCCTGATCGGGCTGCCCTCAATCTCAGGAGACCTTCGTGAAGAAGAATTTACTTTGCGCCGCCCTTACCTGCCTGGTGATGTCAGTGACGGCCTGCGCCACTTTGTCGACCAACCTGGCCAGCAGTACGCCTGCCCAGGTGACCACGCTCGACGATGCCGAAAAGGCCACCAAGCTGGTGGCGAACGGCGCGGATACGATCGTCAACACGGTCGCCATCTCGAAAGCCAATCTGCTGAAAGGCCTGGCGCTGTCCAACGCGGTTAGCGCTGCGCTGGCGCCACTCGAAACGGCTGCCAGCAATGGTCAGAGCCTGGACTTCACCGCCTTGAACGCGGCGCTGGGCGCCTTCCAGGCGTTCCAGGCCACGCTTGCCACGTCCGGCGCATCTGCCCCTGCGGCAGCTTCGTCCGCCGCGAGCAATTAGGGAGATCGTGATGAGCGTAGATACCATCGTTGCCGATGTGAACGCCGCTGTTGGCGTCCTCTCACCCATCATCGATATCGCCAATCCTGCGGCCGGTGCGACCATCGCCGTGCTCAGCAAGGTGCTGACCGGCGTCGCCGCGCTTGAACCGACCGCTGTTGCGCTGTGGAACCAGATCAGCAGCGGCACCCCGGCGACGGCCGCGCAGCTGCAGATTGACGAGACCGATGCCCATGCCGCGCTGGCGCAGCTGGATACCGACATCGAGGCGAAGATCGCCACCAGCACCACGTAAGGACGATCCTTCCCATGAGTGACGGAGCCGCCGCCGCCTGGGCGCATGTTTTTCTACAAGCGCTGGAAGTTATTGGCGGGATCTGCGGCATGGTCGGGGGAATGGCCGTCCTGCTGTTCCGCCGCACCTTTGCGACGCGCGATGATCTGCTGGCCTATTTCAAGGATCATGGGGTCGAGCATCATGAGCTGGAGAAGCGCCTGGCAGCAGGCGAGAACCGGTTCACCGAAATCGCTGGCGCCATCCGCATGGTCCAGACCGCCGCCGAGCAAGCCACGAAAGCCGCCGACCAGGCGCATGCCGCCGCTGATCGCATGGAGCGGGTGCATGTCGATATCGCGGCCCTGCGCGGCGATGTGAAGGCGCTGGAAGTGGCGCTGCGCCCGATCGAGCGGCTGACCATGGGCATGGTCGAAGGCCATATGGCCGAAGGCCGGGCCAACCCAACAAGGACCCGATCATGAGTAACCCCGTCGTCCAGCAGAAGATCGATGAGGACCGGCGCCTGGTGATCCTGCGGCTGCTGGCCGATTATCGGGGTGCGCTCAATTCATCGTCGCTGGAAAGCGCCGTGCGCGCCTGGGGGCACAAGTACATCGACCGCGCGCTGATCGCCGATGATCTGGCGTGGCTGGCGATGCGCGGCGCGGTGCGCGTCGAAGAGCTGGGCAGCCATGTGTCCGAAGTGACCTTGACTGCCAAGGGCGAGCGCGTGGCATCGGGCGAGGAATGGCTGACCGGCGTTGCCCGCCCCTCGGGGGAATAGGGCGATGGCCAGAGCCAGGAGCCACAGCAAGGTCGACTCGCTTCCACAGGAAGTCCGCGATCTGATCGCGCAGCTGCTGAAAAGCGACCGCACCTATTCACAGATCATGGCCAAGCTGCACGAGTTGGACTTGCCCGAGGCCGAGATGCCTTCGCGCTCAGGGCTGGGTCGCTGGGCCAAACAGCAAGCTGCAATCCTTGATGAAGTTCGCCGTTCGGAAGCGATCAGCAGGGCGGTCGTCGAGCGATTTGGCGAGGAAACCGACGATCGCCTTTCTCGGGCAAATTTGGCGATGGCCCACGGTGTGGTGACCAGGCTGATGTTCACCGAGGAAGGGGGCCGCACCGAGGTCGATTTCAAGGAAGCAAATTGGCTCACAAACTCAATCCACAAATTGGCCGCGTCGGAAAAGATCAATCTCGACGTTGAGTTGATCAAGAAGCGAGAGCGCGACAAGGTTAAGGCTGCCAATGCCCTAGCAGTAGAGAAAGTGGCGAAGCAGGCAGGCCTTTCGGCCGAGCTGATCGCCAAGCTGAAAGCCAGCATCTTCGGCAAGGAAGCCGTGTAATGGCGGCCGCCAAAAAGGCGCCACCGCAACCCGCGCTCGATGTCTTCCTGAAATACCAGCAGCTGCTCATGTCGACCGTGTCCTGCGAGGCGGTGACGGTGGTCGAGAAGAGCCGGCGCACGGGCTATTCCTGGGCGATTGCGGCCGAGGCCGGATTGACCGCTGCGGCCGACAAGGCAGCCGGTGGCATGGACGTGTTCTATGTCGGCTACAATCTGGAGATGGCCCGCGAGTTCATCGACTATGTCGCGGACTGGTCGAAGCAGCTGGCACCAGGTGCGGTCGCGGTGGAAGAGACGTTCTTCACCGATCCGGAGCATCCCGACAAGCAGATCAAGGCGTTCCGGGTGGAATTCGCCAGCGGCTTCAAGGTGCTGGCGCTGCCATCGATGCCGCGTTCTTTGCGCGGTATGCAAGGAATGGTCATCATCGACGAAGCGGCGTTCCACGATGAGCTGGAAGAGCTGCTGACGGCGGCGTTCGCGCTGCTGATCTGGGGTGGCCGGGTCGTCGTGATCTCCACCCACAATGGCGATGCCAATCCGTTCAACACGCTGGTCAACGACATTCGCGCCGGGCGCAAGCCATACAAGCTGCTGCGCTGTACCTTTGACGATGCGCTGGCGGATGGGCTGTACAAGCGGATCTGTTTCACCAAGGGCGAGACCTGGACGCCCGCCAAGGAGAAGGCCTGGCGCGCGTCGATCATCGCCTTTTACGGGGACGGCGCCGATGAAGAGCTGGGCTGCATACCCAGCGAGGGCTCGGGTACTTACCTGCCCCTGGCGATCCTGGAGAAGTGCATGGAGCCGGGTATTCCGGTCGTGCTCTACAAATGCGACAGCAGCTTTGCCCAGCTATCTGATCATATTCGCGATGCGGAATGCGCAGACTGGTGCGAGCGGGTGTTGCTGCCGCTGCTCAGGGTTATTGATCCCGAATTGCGCTCCGTATTCGGGCAGGACTTTGGCAGGACAGGTGACCTTTCGGTGATCTGGCCACTGCTGATCCAGAAAAATTTGCGGATGCGCACCCCCTTCGTGGTCGAGATGCGCAACGTGCCGTTCCGTCAGCAGGAACAGATCCTCTATTACGTAGGCGACCGGCTGCCCCGGCTTCAGGCAGGCGCGCTCGATGCGCGGGGCAATGGCCAGTACCAGGCTGAGCGGGCGATGCAGCATTGGGGCGCAAACCGCATCGCCATGGTGATGCCCACCGTGGAATGGTATCGCGACAATATGCCGCGCTACAAGGCGGCGTTTGAAGATCAGATGATCATCATCCCCGAGGACGCCAATGTCCTCGCTGACCACCGCATCATTGTCATGGTCAAGGGCGTCGCCCGCGTTCCCGAAAGAACGAAGGGCAATGATGGTGGCAAGCGGCACGGCGATAGCGCGATCGCCGGGGCGCTGGCGGTGTTCGCAAGCCGCATGGACGTGCTGGAATACGGCTACATCAGCGCCAAGTCGCTGCCACCCGAAATGCGCGATGAATTTGACGACGACGATGCGGGCGGCTCGGGCGAGCTGCGTTTCAAAGATGGGTGCTACTGATGGGACTGTTCGACAGGGCGATGGCGGCGATCGGCTGGACCAAGCCTGATCCCGAGGTGCTGAAGAACGAAGAGAGCGCGGCGACGATCGCGGGCATCCGCACGATCATCTCGGGCCATCCGGAAGAAGGCCTCGATCCGCAGCGCCTGGCCATGATCCTGAAGGGCGCCGAGATGGGCGACGTCATCCCGGCGCTCGACCTGGCCGAGTCGATGGAGGAGAAATTCCTGCATTACCGATCGGTGCTGGCCACGCGCAAATTGCAGGTGTCGGCGCTGCCCATTCAGGTCGAGGCGGCATCGACCAGCGCGATCGACCAGCGCGCGGCCGACCTGGTGCGCGAGGTGCTGGAGAGCGCGGTGGTCAAGGGCGCGCTGTTCGATGTGCTGGACGCGACCGGCAAGGGCTATTCGGTATCGGAGATCATATGGGATCTGCAGGGGAGCGAATGGCGGCCTGACAAGCTGCTGTGGCGCCGGCCGCAGTGGTTCGTGCCTGACCGGGTGGATGGCACCACGATCCTGCTGCGCGGCGGGCCTGGCGACGGGTCATCGTCGTTGCAGATCGACCCGGCCGAGGCGATGCGCGGCAATTTCGGAACGCCGCTGGCTTTCGGCAAATACGTCACGCACGTCCACCGGTCGAAGAGCGGCATCCCGATCCGGGGCGCGCTGAGCCGGCCGGCGGCCTGGGCGTATATGTTCCAGAACTTCACGGTCAAGAGCTGGGCGGTGTTCCTGGAAGTCTATGGCCATCCGTTGCGCGTGGGCAAATACGACAATTCGGCATCGAAGGCCGAGAAGGCGACGCTGCTGAAAGCGGTGCGCTCGATCTCGACCGATGCGGCTGCGATCATCCCCGCCAATATGTCGATCGAGTTTATCGATGCGGGCGCGACGACGGGCGGCGAGCTGCACATGGGCAATCTGAACTGGTGGAATGACCAGGTGTCCAAGCTGGTGCTGGGCCAGACCGGCACGTCGGACACCGCCGCCTATGTCGGCACGGCGGACGCGCATGAGCATGTCCGCGCGGATATCAAGGACGACGACGCGGCGCAGCTCGCCAGCACGCTGTCGCGCGATCTGGTGCGGCCGGTGGTCATGTACAATTTTGGCGCGGGTGTGGCGCTGCCCAAGGTCACGATCGGCGAGCCGGACAGCGAGGATGTCACCGCGCTGTTCGTCAATATCAAGACCTTCGTCTCGCTGGGCGGGAAGGTCGGCGAAGCCTGGGCAGCGGCCAAGCTGGGCGTGCCGGCGCCGGAGCCGGGCGAGCCTGTGCTGAACGCGCCTGCGCCACCGGCTGCACCAGGCATGGGCCAGGACGGCGAGGATGGCGCTGAAGACGATCCGGCTGTGCCTGGTGCTGCGCCTGGCAAGGGCGATGGCCTGGCCGTCGCCACCCAACTGCCGCAAGCCGCTGCACCGGTGAACGATGCGCTGGATACGCTGCAGGCCGAGCAGCTCGACGACTGGCAGCCGCTGGTGGGTCAGCTGACCGATCCGCTGATGGCGCTGCTGGAGCGCTGCACCACTGCTGAGGAATTTCAGGCGGGGCTGGCCGGGCTGCTGAAGGAGCAGGACCCGGTGAAGCTGGCCCAGTCGCTGGCCCAGGCCAACTTCGCTGCGCGCCTGGCCGCGCTGACCGGCGCGCCGATTGCGGGAGTTTGATCATGGACGACGCCAAAGCAGACTTGCTGGCCCGTATCCGCAAATGCTTCGCCCTGGGCAAGAGCAGCAACGAACATGAAGCCGCCGCTGCGATGGGCAAGGCGCGCGAGCTGATGGATGCCCATGGCATCACGCATGAGGATGTGGCGCTCTCGGAAATCAGCATGGAAAGCGTCAAGGGCAACTGCGCCCAGCGCGCGCCGCTGTGGGAGGTGGCGCTTTGCCAGACGGTCCAGCATGCGCTGGGTGTCAGTGTGATCATCGGCGCCGATGGCGAGCGCAATTACATTGGACCAGGCGCTGCTCCAACCGTGGCCGTCTATGCCTTTGCAGTGCTGTTTCGCAAGCTGAAGGCGCAGAGGGCCGAATACACCCGCACCCGCCTGAAGCGTTGTTCACTGGCCCGTAAGCGCCAGCGCGCCGATGTGTTTTGCGAGGCATGGGCAACTGCCGTCTACAGCCAGGTCAAAAAGCTGATGCCACGGCAACCTTTGGATGAGCGCGTGCAGCAGTGGATCGAACGTCGCTATGGCGGCGCGCTGACGACCACAACGCATCGCGCAGCATCGACCAAGGGCCGCGACGTTTCTTCTGATTATTGGGCTGGCCATGAGCGTGGCCGCGAGGTCGAACTGCATGGTGCAGTCGGCACCAGCGTCGGTGGCGGGAAAGCGCTGGCCCATGCCGATCGAGCTTAAATCCCTCCCGCCGGCAGAGGCGGTGGCCTATCTCAAGGCCAAGGGCTTTGCGCTGTCGCCGACCTATGACTGGCGCGATATGTGGCAGGCCGATCATGCCGCCGCGTTCACCGTGGCGAAGTCGGCCGGGTTCGATATCCTGTCCGAGATCCATTCCGGGCTGGTCGATGCGTTGGAGAACGGCACCACCTTTGCCGACTTCAAGCAGAACCTGACACCGTTCCTGCAGGCCAAGGGCTGGTGGGGACGCGGGCTGGCGCCTGACCCGGTGACCGGTGAGGTGAAGTCGGCGCAGCTGGGCAGTCCGCGCCGGCTGCAGACGATCTTCGATGTCAACATGCGCATGGCCTATGCGGCGGGCAAATGGACCAAGGCCGAGGCCACCAAGGCCACGCACCCCTATGGCCAGTATTGCGCGATCCATGATGACCACACGCGGCCCGAGCATCGTGCCTGGGATGGCACTGTGGTGCCGATGGACAGCGAGTGGGCGCAAACGCATGCGACGCCGTGCGGATGGGGCTGCCGCTGCACCTGGCGCTTCCTGTCGGATATCGAGCTGAAGGATGAAGGGCTAGCCGTGGCGTCGCCGCCGCCTTCGCCTACCCGGCAATACGTCAACGCACGCACCGGTGAGGTGACCGAGGTGCCGATCGGCGTCGACCCCGGCTTTGGCTACAACCCGGGCAAGGTCGCGGTCGACATTCACCAGGCGCGTGTCGCGGCCGCCAAATGGGTGTCGGCGCCGCCCGAGCTGGCAGCTGCCGCCTCGGCGCAGAGCGTGACCTTCATGCTCGATGCGCTGACCAAGGGCTTCGGCGAATGGGTCAATGGCGTCACCAGCTCGGGCCGCACGATCGGCGATCGGCGGGTGGTGGGCGCGATCAGCCAGGACGCGCTCGACTTCCTGGATGCCAAGGGCGCGACGCCGCTGTCGGGCGCGATCACGATCGAGGATCGCTCGATCGCGGCGGCCAATCTAGATTATCTCATGCGGTTGCCCGATCTGGTGGCTAAGCCCGATCGCGTGCTGTGGGACAAGGCGACACGCAAGCTGCTCTATGTGTTTCCGCCCAGGCCTGGCAAGGTTGGCAACCCGGTGATGGAGGTCAGCGTGGCGACGGCGCAGAGCGCTACACCGTTCACTACCGGGGCGATGCAGCGCCTGCTCTTGCTGCCCGACGCGCATGGCTATGAGACGGTGTGGGAGGGCAGCGCAGACAGGTGAGTTTGAACGCGGAGTGAGGACGGTAGGAGATAGGCCGACCCCCACTAACGCAGCATGGGATCGCTACGCCCGGACAACCGCAAGGTGGCTGACCGGCAACGTTGCAAAGCGATACTGCAATCCGCCCGGCGCCGCCGCAGGGTGGCTCTGCGTTCAAACTGACCTGCCTGATGCGCGTCCTGGTGCAATCGTCACCGGGCTGGTCGGGTCGAACGGCAAAATGGGGGACGTGAGAGGCCACTGAGAGGTGGGTCTCGGCGAAAATCCGGCCATGGGTAGCCAAGGACGGCGGACGGGGCTTACAGAGGCTTTGTGGGGCGCGCGCGCCGGGCGCTCTTAGCGGGCTCTGCCTGAAGCGTTTCAGCCATACAGGGCGATAGGCGGCGTTGCACAAGGGTGTCTCAATAGACGCACCCTTGCAAGGCCAATCCCGCCACCATGACTCACCAAGTCAGCTTTCTGGAAGTCTGCTCCATCCTGCCGAACGGCGAGAACGGCGCTGTGCCCGAATGGCTGATGCTGCTGCCAGCAGGGGTCAGTCGCGGTGTCGATGGGCGCGGCCCTTACAATCTCGATCGGCCTGCCGCCGTCGTCGCGGCATCGATGGAGAGCGGGCGTCCGCTAGCCTTCGATTACAATCACCAGACGGTGTTCGCTTCGCTGCAGGGCCAGGAAAGCCCGGCGTCGGGATGGATCGACCAGCTCGACGTGCGCGATGGCGCGATCTGGGGTCATATCGATTGGACCGAGCGCGGGCGCCTGGCCGTGGCCAGCAAGGAATACCGCTACGTCAGTCCTGCTTTCAAGCATGACAAGGCTGGCCGCGTGGAACGCCTGGTCAGCGCCGGCCTGGTGAACGCCCCCAATTTGACCGAGCTGCCCGCAATCAACGCGCAGCTCCGCGCGATCTCTGCCCACCATGTTCAACCCGGAGACTCCAGCCCAATGGATAAGCTATTGCAAGCTCGCCTTGCCGCCGCACTCGGCCTGGCCAGCGATGTCAGTGTCGATGCGATTGTGACGCATGCCGAGGCCAACCGCACCCTCGCCACCGGCGCGCCCGATCCGTCGCTCTATGTGCCGATGGCCGCGTTCACCGAACTGCAGACGCAGGTCGGCACGCTGCGCGAAAGCGCCAGCGTCGCTCATGCCAGCAGCCTGGTCAATGCCGCGTCGAAGGCTGGCAAGCTGACCCCGGCGATGCGTGACTGGGGGCTGTCCTACGCCAGCCAGAACCCGGACGGCTTTGGCCAATGGGTTGCCGCTGCACCGGTGATCGTGGCCGGTGGCATCGATCCCGCCGTTGCCGCTGCCGCCGCTGAAGCCGGCAAGATCGAAACCGGCGCTCTCACCCCGGCCGAGCTGGCCGTTTGCGCCCAGCTGGCCATCACCCCGGCGGACTACACCGCCTCCAAGCAGAAGGCTGCCTAAGCCATGACGGCTCTCACCGCAGATTTCGATGCCCCCTATGTCGATGGCAAGCTCCGCTCGATCCCGGTCGCGGCCGGGGTGAAGATCTATGCCGGCGCGCTGGTGGTCATGAACGCCGGCTACGCCGCGCCTGGCAGCACGGCCCTCGGCCTGATCGCGGTCGGCCGCGCCGAGCACACGGTGGATAACACCGGCGGGGCGGCTGGCGCGCTGAGCGTGAAGGTCCGGCGCGGCCCCGTTGCCTGGAACTCGGGAGCCGGCGGCGATGCCATCACCGAGGCCAACATCGGCGCCATCGCCTACATCATCGACGACAACACCGTGGGCCTGACCAATGGCGGCGGCGGTGGCGCGGCCACGCGCTCGGTCGCGGGTCGGATCTACGACATCGACGCGGTGAGCGGCAATCCATTCATCGAGATCATCTGAGCGCCCCCAGCGCGTCTGAAAGGCTAGCATCCCATGGACCTCAATACCGCCAACCTGCAGATCCTGACCACTGGCGTGCAGGCGATCTATCAGAACGCCTTCAATGCCTATGCGCCAGCGGTGATTTACCAGCGCCTGTGCACCGAGAACAATTCCACCACCAGCGAGGAACTCTATCCCTGGCTGGGCCAGTCGACGGGTTTCCGCGAGTGGGTTGGCGATCGCGTCATGCAGAACCTGTCGGTGCATAGCTACGCGATCAAAAACAAGAAGTTCGAGAACTCGGTATCGATCCCCCGCGACGCGATCGAGGACGACCGGTATGGCGTCTTCAATCCGATGTTCGCGCAGCTGGGCAAGGACGCCTCCGAGCACCCGGATGTGCTGACCTTCCAGGCACTGCAGCAGGCCGGCGCGCTGCTGTGCTTTGACGGGCAGCCGTTCTTCTCGGGCGCGCACCCGGGCAAAACCGCCGCGAAGCGCAACACCACCTATTCGAATGACATGGGGGGCGCCGGGGCAACCTGGTATCTGATGTGCACCAAGCAGGTGATCAAGCCGCTGATGTTCCAGAAGCGGCGCCCCTATAATTTCACCGCGCTGGTCGATCTCAAAGACCCCAACGTGTTCAAGCGCGATGAGTTCGATTTCGGCGTGGATGGCCGTAGCAACGTTGGTTTTGGCCTGTGGCAGACCGCAATCCGCTCGCAGCAGCCACTGACCGCTGACAATTACGAAGCTGCGCGCGTGCAGATGATGAGCTTCCTGCGCGACAATGGTCAGCCGTGGAACCTCGTGCCCGACACGCTGCTGGTGGGCCCCAGCAACGAAGGTGCGGCCAAAACCATCATCGAAGGTCAGACGATCGTCGTCCTCGCTGGCGGCGGCGGCGCTGCGCCAAGCAACATCTGGAAGGGCACCGCCGACGTCGTGATGACGCCGCGCATCACCTGGTAATCGCATAACGCCCCCGCCGACGACGCCAACCCCCTGCCGGTCGATCCGGGCCGGCAGGGGCAGCATCATCCGATAGGAACTACCCTGTGGCCGACAGCTACGCCTATTGCGCCAGTGCCGATCTGACCACGCGCTATGGCGACGAAGCGTTGCTGCAGGCGTCGGATCGCGATGGGCTGGGCGTGGTCAATACCGCGCTGGTGACGGCGGCGTGTGCCGATGCGACCGAGCTGATGGATGGCTATCTGGGCGAGCGCTATACGCTGCCCTTGACCCCGGTGACCGGGATCGTGCTGGGCTGGGCCTGCGCCATCGCCTGGTACAAGCTGCAGTTTTCACCCCGCGACGAAGACCGCCTGGCCTATACCGATGCGCTCGACCAGTTGGAGCGTGCGCGCCTGGGCAAGCTGGTGCTGCAGGCCAATGGCATCGCCGATGTCGGCATCGCCGTCGAAGGCGATGCGATCGAGATCTCCGGCGGCCCGCGCGTCTTCACGTCCTGCAGCCTGAGGCACTTCTGATGGCCGGCTTGCTGCTGACCGCGACGGTCGAAGACGAAATGACCAAGGTCCTGTTCCAGATTGCCCAGCGCATGGGCAAGGGCAAGGATCTGATGTCCGCCGTGGGCCAGAGCCTGGTGTCGTCGACCATCCGCCGCTTTTCGACGCAGACCGCGCCCGATGGTTCGCCCTGGGCGGCGCTGTCGAAGGCGACGCTGAAGAAGCGCGGGCCGAGTGCCAAGGCGCTGCTGGCGTCGGGACGCCTGCGCCTGTCGATGACTTTTGCCGCGACGTCCAACCAGGTCGAAGTGGGCACCAATTTGATCTATGCGCGCATCCAGTTCCTGGGCGGCACGATCAAGCAGCCCGAGCGCACGACGACGATCTATCGCAGCACCAAGGATCTGGCGCGCGGCAAGTCGCGGTTCGTCAAGAAGTCCAAAAGCGACTTCGCCACCGAGCACAAAGTGGGCGCGCATGCGATCACCATCCCTGGGCGCCAGGCGCTGGGCGTGTCGGCGGCGGACGAACGCACGATCAACGCGCTGGTGCACAAATTCGTGATGGGGGGCTGAGATGATCATCACCCAGATCGAGAACGCGATGATCGCGCGCATCTCCCAGGTCAACTCGGTCCCCAATTTCGGCAATCTCTTGAAGGCGGTCGATCGCTATTCGGGCGAGTTTGGTGCCGAGAACATGGACCAGCTGGTTACCATGGCGCCGTTCGTGCTGCTGGCCCACACGCGGTCGCAAGTGCTGCAAAGCTCAAGCACCGGCTCGCAATGGCAGGGCGATTTTACCGTGCTGTGCGGTTCGACCAGTCGCCGAACCCAGACGCTAGCGTCGCGCGTCGGCGGCGTCGCCTCGATCGAGCTGGGCTCGCGCCAGATCGCCGAGCTGGTCCGCGATATTCTGTCGGCGCAGCAGCTGGGCCTGCCGATCACGGCGCTGGAGCCGGTGTCGATCGACGAGCTTTATTCGGGCCAGGCGGGCGGCGCCGGCGGGCAGCATTTCTTTTCGGTGACCGGGCTGCAGTTCAGCACCCGCTATTCGACCACGCGCTCGACCGTTGCCGATCCGATCGGCGCCGGACTGGCAGAGATCGTCGCGATATTCGCCGCCCAGTTCGATGGCGGCGCCGCGATCAACGATCCCGCCAACAACACGCTTTCGATTGCCTTGCCCGACACAGGAGCCGGTTCATGACGACAATTTTGGTGAAGACTGCCGCAGGTTGCCGCCTGCGCGATCCCAAGACCCAGGCGGTGCTGCCCAGCATCGACGATGCCGACAGCACGGGCTTTGAGGTCGATCTTGACGATCCGCACTGGTTTCGCGCGCAGCAGTGCGGCGACATCGTCGAGGTGAAGGTGTTGGCTGGCAACACCATTCCCGCACCCATCGCCAGCGATTCGCCCGTTGTTCCCGCAGCGCCGGCCGTCGTTCCTGCTGCGGCTCCCGCCGTTCCTGCTGCGGCTGCGGCTGCCCCTATGCCACCTCTTAGCAAGTAAGGTCAGCCATGAGCA